CCGACCGTCATGCATGTGTAGACCTGCATCGCGTGACGCTTGTCGGGCCGCTCGCTCAACTTGGCAACGATGTCCTTCCAGACGCCCAGGTGCATGCCGGACTTGACCCAGACCGGGATCAGGCGGTTGCCGCTCGTGATCGTCAGGCGCTCGGTGAGAGTGAAGTCCACACCCATGAAGCGCTTTACGCGACCGTTTTCGAGGACGCCGCTGGAGCCATAGTCCTTGTTGATGACTTCCATCTCCTTCAGCAGCGCGTCGTGCTCGTAGCTGCCGATGGCGCCGTACACAGGCTCACCCAGGTCGCCCTTGTGGGCGCTGATCAGCTTCTGGACGGCGCTCTTCAGCTTGGCGCTGTTCAGGGACGACGCCGTGCCGCCGACGTTGACGCCGACCTGATAGTTGGTCGTGTCGAACGATTCCGACGTGGTGCCGTTTTCGCCCTTGTAGGCGGTCGCGAAGAACGCGGCAATGATGATGTCGTCCACCTTCCGGCTCATGCCGGCGGCGGCCGCGACAGCATACGGGCTGGTGAGCTCGATGATGGCGCGAAGCTGGTCTTCGTTGTCGATCAGCGAACCCCACTCGACGTCGAGCGGGAACACCCAACGCTTGTCTTGCGACAGGTCGAGCAGGGGGGTGTCGGCGTGACGGCCGGTCGCGACTTGCGCGGTGGCTTCGCCGAACTGCTCCACGACGCTCGCCGCTTTGCCGACATAGCTGCCGATCGTAACGAGGTTGCGGAACCGCGAGTCCTGCTGTTGCAGCAAGAGCTCGACGTTCGCCTTGTACTGTTGTACTGAGGCTACGGTAATGGAATCAGGCACAATGGCCTCCTAAATTGGGAACTGCGAAAAACTCACCGTTTTGCGCTGTCAGGCTCGCGCTCGCCGGCTTGTCCCAATTCGGGGGCCTTGCTGGTGACTGCCTTGCGGGGGCGGGGCCTTGTCCGCGCAGTCACCAATATTCAAGACCAGTTTATCACGCGGCTATTTCAAGTCGTCCAGCGCCTTCTTCGGCAGGCCGAGCGCTGTGCCTTTTTCGACCCACGTCGCCCAGGCTTTCGCCGACTCAAGAACGCCCGCGGCGAACCCGTCCTTGTGTGGGATCGGGTTCTTCGCCGCGGCTTCCAGGCAACGCATGCGCACTTCGACCGGCGTCATTGCGGGTACGCGGCCTTAAAGAGCGACTTGCGCTTCTCTGTGTTCGCCTTGTGTTGCGGGTGCATCGGGTCTTGCAGCGACTTGACGATGTTCTGGTCAGCAGCCATCGCGGCAATTTGCGCCTGCGCTTCCGCCGGCGTGATGCCGGTGTTGAACGCCGGCCCCTTGCCGCTGCCCGAGCCCACGAAGCTGTCCTCGCTCAACTTGCTGCCCAGGTCCGCGAAGAACTTCCACGTTCCGGCGTAGCCGACCGTGCGCTCGATCGCGTCGATCATCTCGGCCGAAAAGCCGAGGGCTTGCGCGGCGCTCGATGCGGCCGACATCTTGCGCTCATGCCCACCGCCCCACTCCTTGAGCAGCGTCTGGCGATCGTTGTGGACCGCGACCTTGTAGCTCTCGTCGCGCGTCTTCAGTTGCTCGGTGATGTACTTGTTGTGCGCCGCGGTGATTTCCTTGACCTGCCCCGGCAGCAGCCCGGCCTTGTGGTACGTCTCGCCGGCCCACTTCACGAAGCCCGGATCGTGCTCGAAGCCCTCCGGCGCGGAGAACTCGTACTTGTCCGCCGTCTCCGGCAGGCCGAGCTTCGACAGCACGCCGCGCACGCCGGCGGGGTCGTCCGCGCGCGGCATGGTCAGCAAGCTATTCGGATCGCGGCCGATCAGCCTCTCGGCGCCTTGGTACGACTTGATTACGTCGCCCGGGTTCGACCAGCCTTTGTTCTTGACGTAGTCGGCGGTCGCCGGGTCGGCCGAGCCGTGCCAGGGGGCTACTGCGGCACCGGCGCCTGCACCGGCCCCCGCGCCTGTTCCTGTTCCTGCCGCGGCGCCTGCACCGGCGGCTCCTGCTCCTGCTGCGCCGGCGTCGCCGGTTCCTGCTCCTGCTGCTGCGGTCGTCATTGCCTTATCCTTTCGGGGGCTGTCAAAGTCCTAATTCCTTGAGTCCATTAATGAAATCTTCGGGATGCAAAAGAGACATGCAAGCGTTGTCGCCGTACACGCAGCCTGTGAAGTGATGCACAAGCAGCGGCCAATTCGACTGGCAGCCGTAGCACGCCAGATCGCGCGGGCCGACATAGCGCGCCTTGAACGTCTGGCTGCCGTGCCGCGGGATGTAGCGGTGCTTCGGCAGCGTCGTGCCGCTGGCGAACACGATCGGCACATCGGTTGTGCCGGCGAGATGCAGCGTCCCGCCGTCGACGCCGACGACGGCCGCGGCATGACCGAGCACGTCGCGGAGCTCAAGCAGCGTAGTTTTCTCGCGCAGGTCGATAAGGCACTTGAAGATTTCCGGCGGCAGCATGTCGGTCTGCTCGCGCAGCACGACGGGTTTCAGCGCGCCGTCGACCTTCGTGTGCGTGTGGCTCGTCTTCGTGCCGGTGACGACCGGCGCATAGCCGTTGTCCAGGCACCACTGCATGATCAGGCCGTAGACGCTCGCGCGAAAGAGCTTGTTGTCGCTCGTCGCGCCGACCGGGAAGACGACGTAGCGCTTCGGCAGATCGTTGAACCGTTCGCCGAGCGGCGCCGCGGTCGGGTAGCTGCGCTGCTCCATGTTCTCGGGCCGCGCGTTGATGAGGAAATTAAACGCGAAGTCGACCATATGCACGCGGCAGCGCGTGTGCTGGTCGAACACCGGCGCGTTGTACGAGATAGGCTCGCCGGCGAGCGCGTCCTTGCGATCCTCGTACTTGAACGGGAAGGTGCTCAGATCCTTCAGCACGAACTTGCCATACGGCGCGAGCAAGTGCGCAACCAGATCGTGCTGCCACTGCGGCACCCAGACGTGCATCTCGGGCGTGTCGGCGTAGAACTTGCGCGCGAAGACGAGGGCCGGCAGCGACGAAATCATGTCGCCGAGCGCGGCATGGTTGATGACGAAGTGGTGAACTTCGTGCGTGAGAATCTGCTTGCGGTCGCGGTACATCAATCCTCGCTCGCCGGGCGACCGCTGTAAAGTTCCCAAAGCTGCGCGGGCGACAGATTCAAATGCTGCGCGATGCGCAGCCACACTTCGCGCCGGCCTTCGGCCATCGCGTGCGCCCGCGGGTCGACATGAAAAGTCGATTCGTGGGCGCGGCAGAAGCGAGCCAGGTCTTCGAGCACGGTCCGCGCGAGCGGGCCGTTGAACGTCTGCTGGTATGCGAAGCGCCGCTCGCCAAGCGCGCGCCTGACCAAGTCAACCAAATCCATCGTCCCCCTTTAAGCGGCGGGTGCCGCTTTGATCAGTCCTGATACCGCAGGCGCAGCTTCGATCGCCTTTTGTTCTTGCGCAGCCTTCGCACGAGCCTGGCGCTTCGCGAGCACTTCTTCCTCGGAGCTCGTCCACGCGACCGGCGCACCGTTGATATCAAGAATCTCGGGCATCGCGCGATCAAAGTTGAAATGGTCCAGCGGTGACGGGTCGGCCGTCATCTTCGTGTACTCGGCGGCAGAGGCGAGGGCGCGCATGAAGCCCGCGGCCTTCTCGGCCTTCGCCATGCGGGCCATTGGGTTGTCGTACTCGATCTTGTACTCGACCGCCGCGTCGAGCAGGATGCCCGGCACCGGCGGCAGCAGCCCCTGGCGCGCGAGCAGGTCGATTTCGCGTTCGATCATGGGGCCAAGCCACTCGGCTTGCAGGCGCCCGGCGGTCGGCGCGAGCAGCATGCCCTTCTCGCGGGCGCGCTCCAGCACTTCGGTCGCCGTCATCTGCGGCGTGTCGATCAGGATCTGGAAGAGGGTAATGAGGAAGGCGTCGTTGATGATCGCCTTCTCCATGTCCATCATCTTGTCGCCGACGGCCAGGTTGCCGGTCGGCAGCACGTCGATCAGCCGCTTGCCATCCTTCGAGATGCCGCCCTTGTTGAGCGAGCCAGCCTTCAGGCTGAACGAATTGAGGTTGCCGTCGTCGTGCGCAAGGAGCACCGGATCGACGATGCGGTGCCCCTGCTTGAGTACCGTCTTCTTCTGCTCGTTGAGCACCTTGATCGACGGCAGCACCCACTGTGCCGGGCCGCGACCGTAGACTTCGCCGCCGGCCTGCGTGTAGCGCGCCGTGGAGAACGGGAAAGTGGCGAAGCCCGACTCGCGCAGCAAGCCGTGATCGGTGTTCGACTCCATCATGTAGAGCGAGGCGAAGGGCATCCCCTTCGCGTCCAGGCGAGTCGGGTCGCGGTCCTCGCGCGGCAGAACGACGTGCAGCACGTCCGACTTCTGCTCGGTCTGCTGCGGCGCCCGCGCCTTCTCCTGCACGTCGGCCGGCGCCGAGGCACCGAACTTCTGCACGATCTGGCGCGCGGTCATCGGGAATGAGCGATACATCGTGTCGATGATGCCGGCGTGGTTCTCGCACCAATACGACTCGGCGAGCGGGATGTTCTTGTAGCGCAGCCCGCGGCCCTGCTCGGGCTGGTCGATGAAAAGCGAGCCGTTGCCGTACATGCCCAGGCCGTGATAGACCTGCTGGCTGTTGCCGACGAAGTTCGCGATCGGCCGGTAGCGATAGTCGTACAGGCACTGCGACAGGTCGTCGAAGAACGCGCGCACGCTGCGATGACGTTGCAACATCTTGTCCAGCACCTTCAGGATGTGCCAGATGCTGTTCTGCGGCGTGGCGAGGGATTCCATGACGCTCGCGAAGCGAAGCGCCGCGAAGGCCGCGGTCGCGTCGAACATCTGTTCGGTCTTCTTCTCACCGCCGGAGCCGAGCGTCAGGTTCTTGCCGCGGGAAGTGAACGAGTCGACATGCGCGGGCATGAGCCGCGCGGCCGCCTCTTCCCATTGGGTATCGAAGTTCGCGCGCTCGGTGCGAAGCGTCCCGAGACGCTGAATGTGATGCTGAACGAGCTCGTTCACAGCGAGGCTAGTGGCCGAGCAGCTTGCGCGATTCGCCTACGCGCTTGCGCGAAACCGTGAGCCCTACCTTGCCGAGAAGATCCGCGGCGTTGTCGTTCCTCGTGACGCCGGCAGCGCGCGCCGCGCGCCCCGCCATCTGGCGCCGCGTCTCGAAGTCGCCCTCGCGGTTCTCGACCGAAGAAGATGTGCGACGGCCCATGTCCAGTGCCGCTGCGCCAGTAGCCGCAGGCATTTCAGGACCGCCGCCGAACGCGCCGGCCAGGGTCGGCACGGACGTGGACAGAAGGAGGAGATCGGTCGAGCTCAAGCCGCCGGCGATGGATGTGGCACCCCCGCCGGATGCACCGCCGGACGCGCCGCCGGATGCGCTGCGGGATGCGGAAACAGCCGCATCCTGCGCCAAGCTGGAGCCGCCCGCGGCGAGCGCAGCGCCCGAGTACCCCGGCAGCGTCGCGGTCGGGATCGTGGTCGCCGTCAGGCCCGAGCCGAAAGTCGTGGACGCGGGAAAAGATGCGCCAGTGCCGAACGACGCACTGCCCAGGCCCGCACTCGTGCTTGCCGGGGTCGAGAACGACGCTACGCCAAGGTCGGCCGACGCCGCGCCGGCAGTAGTGCCGCCCGACGCCGCGCCGGCGGCGCTGCCGCCCAACGCCGCAGCCGCGCCGAAGCCGGCCAGGACCGGCGTCAAGCCTACCTTGATCCCGCCGACAGTGAAGCCGTTGTCCGCTGTGCTCTGTGCTGCGGCCGTGGCGAGGCCAACATCGGCCCCGCCGAGGTCGATGCCGCTCGATCGCGCCCACTGGCTAAACTCCAGGGGGCCTGCGCCGGATGCGATCGTCGCCTGGCGGAAGGATTCTTCGGAGATGCCCTGCGAATCGAGGACGTCCTTGCCGGCGCCGAAGTTATACGCCGACTCTTGGCCCGTAGCAGGATCAAGGTACGCGAAGCGCGGACCCATCTCCTCCTGATAAATCTTCTGCTGCCAGCTAGGCATCGGTCTTCCGTTGCTTTCTCGATCGCTGGCGCGCGCGCATGCGCTCCAGTTGAAAGAAGCCGCTGTTAAGCGGGGTTACGTGCGCAGCCGGCCGCTGCTTGTCGCCGCGGCAAAATGCCGCGACTCGCTTTGCGATCGCTTCGGCCGCGCGAGCGGCGCGCTTCTTCGCCTTGATCAACCGCCGCCCTTTCGGAGAAAATTGCTTACAGGATTACAATTAGCAGTTTATCACGGCGAAGCGAACATGCCTTCGTCCGCGCCCTCGGCGACCAGCGGCGCAGAGCCACGGCGCACGTAGTCGACGCGAGGCCATTCCTTTTGCTCGAAGGTGCAGCCGAGCGCGTCGGCCTTGTCGGGGGAGGGCACGCCGCGCTTATGCAGGTCTTCCTTCGTCTCCAGGATCTTCTTGCCGTCTTCGCGGCCCGAGTAGCGCCAGCCGCGGTTCACAAGCTGGTAGGCGAGCGTGTCTTTCTTGTCGACCGCGTCTCGAACGATCATCCCGCCGGGCAGCCAGTCGCGCACGCGCGCCCAAAGCTCGGCCGCATGCGTCGCGAACTCCGAGTCCTTGCCGTCGTGCGCGGTGTCGCCGAACCTGACGACGTGCAGCCGACCGTGCAGTCGCTTTCGCTTGAGGATG